GATTCTACTGAACATATCAGACACCTTCAAGGACGAGTTCAGCAAGGTTATCATTAAGCAATTAAGCAATGCCGAGAAGGCTGTTGAATTGTTGGGCAGTGCGTTCGCATTCATCAATGACGAGGGCAATGTTATGTCGCTCGTTAGGAAGGGTGTATACACCATGCTTGAAAGCAATGTGGTAGATGAATTGGCCCTTCAATATGACACGCTAACATGCGAACTGGATGAGTTTGAAAAGTCAGTAGATGACCTTGATGTTATCCTTGGCGCGGTATGAGCAAGGTAGTCCAAGAGGTAGAGAGTAATTTGCAGAGCATGAGGGTGAGCGCAGAGTTCATCCTCATGTATTCTGAAACGATGAATCACTCGCTTACAAAAATCAAGGCAGCAATTCTATTGCAAAAGATAGATGCATTAGAGGTTGCCCTATTATCAACGCTTCAAAACTATAAAGATGCACAATGAAAACGATTTCAAACCTAAACGCAAGCCTCACTTCTTGGTTGAATTATTTGCGTGGGTTATACTCTATGGTCCGTTCCTTATTCTCGTCTACTTCTCAACACTCGCGGTCGGTTCATGTATCCGACACATATCGTAACATCATGGATGACATTCGTGTTGGAATGGCTACACTACTTCGTAGCAATGAGGATGATGACGCGTCTACAATCGCTGTAAAGAATGCGATGACACGCCTGTGGTTCAAGGGTAAGATTCCCCAGTTGATTGACCTAACGGCAGATGGTGTAGTAACATACTACAAGGAGGTAGTCCTACCTGAATGGGAAGATTCAGGCTTGATGGAGCATGAACTGAATAAGTTAGATTGCCTGGCTGTATTCATGCGGACAACAAGTATGGTCAAGAAGATGTACTATGAGCATGGGTGGCTGGACGATAGCCATTCATCCTCTCGTGCTATTATGTCTTGGCTTGAGCTTGGACGACAGGTAGAGCGACACGCATCGTTCTTGGATTATTACCGTGATGAACTTGACTCCCATGGTAAGTGGGAACTTGAAAAGTTCGAGAAGGTATATGAATTTATACGACAAATAAATGTTGGAGATGAAACGGATTAAGGAAATTTTAGTAGGCAAAAAGATTGTAGGCATACGCAATCTGAATAACGATGAGATGGAGATGTTCGGATGGTACAAGAACCCCATGGTGATTGTGCTTGATGACAAATCACAAATCGTACTGCAAGCAGACGATGAGGGAAACGATGGTGGTGCAGCATTCCTATACACCCCTACTGAACAACACATTATGTACACCACACAATGAACAGCGAAATCTTATGGGATGACCCGGGCGATAGCCAAGAGTATGTGGACAACCAAGGTGTCAAGTTCACAAAGTGGGATGCGATGATTGGGGATTTTCCCTATGTTACACTAACCCCGCACCATGATTTTGCGGTGGTGTGGCACGGATGCGAATTGCATGTGGCGGAAACCAGTCATGATGCTGCACGCTGGATGAATAATTTTATACGAACCAATGAGTAGTTACGAATACAAGTACGGCTATTTGCGTGGCGTGATTCAAAGTGCCATGCTCTTACGCAACGTGCATCAAATGAAGGCGGCATTGGGCGATGCGTTGGACCATGTTGAATCACAAAGTGTAAAACGAAACGAACGCAAAGTGTAAAATAGAAACCTTTAACACCAAAGAAAGATGAATTATTACATAATTGAAGACGATAGGGGACACATATACAAGGACATCCTGTTCACTACACAGTCAGCAGCAAGCGAGGTAGTGGATGCACTTGAGCAGGAGTACGGACGCTCGTACTGGATAACATCACTTATTCCACATCAGAACATTGGGTTGATGGAGATTATTGAGAACATTAAAATAGAAGAGTAATGCCGAACTGGGTTTATACAACAATCAAAACGTCCTCAAAGAATAAAGCACTACATTTGCCCTATACGGAACTCAAACACTTTGAAGGCTTCGTAGACAAGAGAATAGGCTGGGGAGAAAAACAAACGGAATGACAACAGTCAACTCACTATCGGGAGGCAAAACCTCATCGTACATCGCAGCAAACTACCCCGCAGATTATGAATTATTCTCGCTCGTAAGAACAAGCGACCCCGATTGTTTATTTCCCGATTCAAAGATTCGCCAAGAGGTTTCCGATAGAATAGGACAAGAGTTCATTGGGACGCTTGAGCAAGATGAAATCATCTATACAATGCTTGACCTTGAGCAATACCTTGGTCGCGAAATAACTTGGATTACGGGGCCTACATTTGATGAGGTAATAAAGAACCACAGCACACTTCAGGCGAAGTATCTTCCAAATGTTATGCAGAGGTTTTGTACTACGGATATGAAGGTAACGCCAATTAAAAATTGGTGCTATGAGAATACCGAATTGCCCGTTGAGATGCGCATTGGTTTCCGCGCTAACGAAATCCGTCGAGCGGACAATATGGTTAAGCGCGAGAAGGAAGATGGTTTCCAATACGATAAGTTTGTTGTTGGTCATTCCAAGACTGGGCGTAGACGATGGAAAGAGATGAAGTACCGTAAGGTTACATTCCCACTAATTGAAGATGGTATATTTAAAGACTCTATTGAGGAGTATTGGAAGGACAAACCTGTAAGGTTTGCCTATATGAATAACTGCGTTGGGTGCTTTCACCGAAACGAACTACTGCTAAAGCATATGTCTGTACGAGAATCAAACAAGTTTGATTGGTTCGTCCGCCAAGAAGATGACAAGGCGAGATTCAAAAAAGAAATGACCTACGAAAGCATCAAGAGGCATCGCTTACAATTCCAACTCTTTGATGATGACTTTAACGAATGCGATAGCGGATATTGCGGACTATGAAAAAACACACTAAACTCTACTTACAAGAAATGGGCTACGATGAAACGGACTGGATTCCTTGCGAGGTATGCAACCGTCAAGCCGTAGACATCCACCACATAGAAGCAAGAGGAATGGGAGGAACATCCAACCACGACACAAAGGAACTAATAAAGAAACTTGAATCAATTAAAGAATGAAAAGACGCATGTCATACGGAGATTGGATGATGTACATACGCAACATCCATTACGCGAACACACGAGAGATGGACAAAGGCTATGAAAAAATAAACAAGGATTTGTTCATTCAAAATAAACAGCGTACATTAGCGAAACCCAAATCTTAATTCAATACATATGGCTTACCAATTAAAGACCATGAAAATCAAGGGCAAAGATTATGTCCTTGTCAATGAGCGCATCATTGCGTTCCGCAAACTACCTGAATACCAGGGCTTTAGCATTGAAACAGAACTGCTCCACCTTGATGAGGCGTCCTGTGTTGTGCGTGCTACCATCCGTAACTCGGAAGGTAAGATTGTAGCGCAAGGCATGGCGCAAGAGGACCGCACGTCTTCAATGATTAACAAGACATCCTATGTGGAGAACTGCGAGACGAGTGCCGTTGGCCGCTGTCTTGGTTTCTTGGGCATCGGTGTGGAGGATAGCATTGCATCAGCCGAAGAGGTAGAGATGGCTATCGCCAAGCAAGACCTGCCAGCTGACGCAGATGTGTTCAGCAAAGCCGTTGCGTACATCAAGGAAGGGAAGAACAAACCCGAGCGAAAGGAACGACACGATAAGGTTGTCGCCAAGTACAAGGGTGAACTTGGTCAGGACAAACTGCGTGAACTTGCAGAGGTAATCTGATGAGTTGGTTCAATGTAATAGTAGAGAGGACAGGTAAGCCCTACCTTTCTTACTCCTCCATCAAGTACGCCTTGCAGGACATGGCGCTGTTTGAACTGTACATGAAGGGCAAGTTGCGCAAGGAGTCGCAAGCCCTTACGTTTGGTAGCGCATACGATGTGCTACTATTTACGCCCGATGAATTTGACAAACGCTTCTATGTACTTGATGACGAAGAGATTATTCAAGAGATAGGCGGGAAGAACCCAAGGGCTACCAATCAATACAAGGAGTGGAAAGAAACCGTATCCGAAGGGAAGGAGTTGCTTTCAATGGATGACTATCAGCAAGCCATTGACATGATTACCAGGCTTGATGACTGCGGTGTGTTAAACATTTACTTGCAGGGTAAATACCAGGTAGAGTTCCATCAGAAATTAGAGATTGATGGCGAGGAAATTCCCGTGCGCGGATTCCTTGATGTGCTTGGTGATGGATTCATTACAGACCTAAAGACAACGCGAAGCGTTAGCGGATTCCGCAGGGACGTACACTGGCTTGACTATGATGTGCAAGCCTATCTGTACACCCTCGCATTCGGTATTAAAGATTTCTATTGGGTGGCGCAAGAGAAGGCATACCCTTACTTGCCAGCCGCATACAAAGCATCGGAGGAAACCCTTGACTCCGGCAGACGAAAGGTGACCAGGGCTATCTCGGTAATCAAAGATTACTGTGAGACCAACAGAGAGTCATCCAAGTTTTATGTACAAGGGGAAATTTAAATCAAAAGCAATGGACAAAAAAGATGTCTACATTGGCTATGTAGGAGAGTTGAAATCCTACGACTCGGGAGTACAGAAGTACCCGCTGTCATTCAAGATTGAACAACTTGATGAACTGAAGAAGTACGCTACATCTTCTGGCAATGTCAACATTGACATGGTCATTAAGAAAGATGGCGGTGCCTTCATGTCTGTGTTCAATCCTCGTGCTGCGGACAACTCAAAGTACTCAAAGAGTAACGCAAACAGAAAGGTAGAAGCGTCTAATTCAGACCTGCCCTTCTAATGGAATACAATAGCGACTTCAGGTACGACCTACGCATCGGACAGATGAGTGAAATAATCATCGGCCAACTGCTGACAAGCAGAACCGTGGAGGTCAAGATGGATTTTGGTGTGCATAATACTGGCAACTTTTACATTGAGTACGAGAGCCGGGGCAAAGCATCGGGCATCGCAAACACTGAAGCTGACTATTGGATTCTCATTGCTGCCTCCGAATACGGACTGCGACATCGTTATGAAGATGTAACGGTAGAAGAGGAGGACATCATGTATTTCATCACCATCCCAACGGAACGCCTAAAGCACTTGTGCCGAACAAAGCATGAGGCAATAGGTGTTCCTGGTGGGGATGAGAATACTTCGCTTGGCGTTTTAATACGAGCCGAATCTTTATTGTAATGAAAGAGATGGAACACTTCATGCGCATAGCGAACGCTCGCTTGCGTAGCATCTATACATTCAAGCCGCAACGGTTAGCGATGGCAGCAAAGATGTATGTAGAATGGAAAAAGAAAAACAAAAGTGAACAGCAAGAAGAACAGCGTTTCAAATAACTACAACATAACCTTCAATAAAAGCAAAAACAAATGGCAGTTATCACGAAGAGGAGCGATAGTTTTCTCGGGGACAAAAGAGGGAGTACAAAATTGGATGGACAAGGTAATCATACCAAACAATCCAATCTTCTAAACCAAGCCGTTGCCGTTTACGGAACCCTCAAGAGGGGTAAGGGCAATCATCCGCTGTTAAGTGAGGCGCTGTTCGTAGGAACCGCCAAGACAAAGAACAAGTATCCATTGGTCATTAGGAATTGGGGGCTACCCTTTCTAATCAACAAGCCAAACGTAGGATACAATGTGGAGGTAGAGATATATCTCGTTGACCAAAACATGCTAAACAGACTTGACATATTAGAGGGACATCCCGATTGGTACAGGCGTAAGCGCAGAAAGTTTATCCTGTTAGAGGACGGATACGACAAACTCGAGATGGAGGCATGGGTATACTTTGGTCCGGACGAGAACCTTGATGTAGGCGGTGGAGTTTATTACGAGAGGTACTAATGAAAACTCCAATGCAACTGCTGTTCCGTAGGCTTGAGACCATCAATAATACGATGCTTGATGGCGACACCAACAGCATCAT